CGCTCTTGAACCAGTTCCGCCAGAATGCCGTCATCGTATCGCACGCCTCATTGCTTCCGGGCTGATCGCCATACGACGCCGCGCCGTTCCCATTAGCATCATAACCGCGTCGGCAAGGTTTGGCGACTTGGTTCCGTCGGGTTTCTTGTTCACAACCATTTTGCCCACGTTATCCGGCCCCCATGTCGGCTGCGACAGTTCGGCGACCAGCTTGTTCAGCACGTTTGACGGGATCGACAACCGGCACAAGCTGATAATCATGGAAGGGTCGTACTGATAGCCGGGTTCGTTCCGCGCCCTGTACGTTTCCTTGAACCGGGCTTTGAGCGCGCCCCACGACTGGGCTTTCAGGTTTTTGTAATAATCGGCGTTCGTACGGTCGGCCCCCGGGGCGATCTTGCTTTCGGGGTTCGTCACCGCGCCCGAGCCCCAGAACGGCGATACGTCGATCGGGCGGGGCGGCCGGTTCGCGCGCTGGGCGTCTTCCTTTCGTTGTTCGTTAATCACGCGCGCGTCGCCTCGCACGCCCGCGCCCATGCCGTCGGCGTCGTACAGAAACGACGTCAGCCCAAGGTCGTCAGCCAGCCCGAACGCCTTGACGACCGACTGGAATATGTCGCCGCCGACGCCCGACCATTCTTCGACATAGTCCAGAACGATACCCTTGGCGCTGGCGAACGCGTTTTTGTCGACCCCTTCGTCGGCAATGTCGAGCGCGCCCCGCCGTTCGCCGGAATTGTCGAGCCCCAGCGCGATATGCGCGTCGATAGACGACTGGACCCAAGCGGACGGGATAACGACGCCTTCGACCGACGCCGCGTAATTTATGTCGATTTCCTGCGCAACCGTGACGGGGTCCAAAATCTCGCATTGCTTGGCGTACCACGCGTCGTCCTTTCGCGGGTCGTCGCGCCAATGCAGGGTAAAAATCTGCCGTTCGTCCCAGCTATGGCGTTTCTGGGCGAAAGGGTTCGCCATGCCATTAGCGGACGATATGTCGATCCTGCAATTCGTCGTGGCGGACAGCGACGCTTCGATAAGCTGGGGCCGCTCCAGATAGGCAGCTTCGTCGACGAAATAGATCGACGCACGGTCGCCGCGCCCGATATTGTCGCCCGCCTCGCCAGTAATGGCCGACCCAGTTTCGGGGAACAGCAGGCGCATAAAAGGCCCGTGAATCGCCGCGTCATGGCCGGCCCTAAATTCGGGCGGCAGACATTCGATAAATTTACGCGCCTTCCAAAACAGCGTTTTCGGCGAACCGCTTAGGTCGACATATTCTTGCTTTCGCGACCCGAACCCGGCGGTAAAGCCGTCACGCGTCACGCATAGGGCAACGGCCATGCTGACCGCCATCCACGACATGCCAAGATCGCGGGACTTGTCGGTTAGGCCGGGCTCGCGCGCTTTCCAGCGTTCGACCAACCATTTCGCCCATGCGACCTGTTTCGGGAACATGACGAAGGGGATGGCCGCCGGCAAATCCCGGTCGACGTTGCGGGGGTCGTATGTCACGCCCCAGTCGCTAATCAGCAGCCAAGGCTGATCGCGGTAAATGCGCTTCAAATGGCCGATCAGTTCCGGCCGCTCGCGCAGCTTTTGCAGGCGGCGCATTCGCTCGACAATGATCGGAGTATATTCCGGCCGCTTCCAATCGAACGCCGCCATTTCAGGCGGGATCGGGGCTTGCCAGTCGGTCGGTTGCTGAACGGCTAAGGCGGTCATTCGGCCCGTTGTGTTTCCATGCTCGCGACGACGTCCATTCGGACGCGCCAGTATTCGACTTTCCCGCCTTGCGGGGGGTTACGATAGAAAATCATCCACTGGTCGTCCGACGTAAAGCTGTCGGCTTCGATGACCCGTTGATCTTGGCCGACACGCATTTCGACCCGGAACCTGAAATTAGCCATGGGTCGTCCTTAGTCGATCGGAAGGAACATACGAAGCAACGGCAGCGGGTCCGTCTGGTGGTCGCTCGCGTTAATCAGCCCCGCGTCGACCGCCAGCGCGCGCAGGGCGTCCGCTTGCGCCTCCAGCTTGTCGTACGACCGGGCGAACGCTTCCATGCGGCTGTCCAACTTTTCGTCTTCCACGCCGCTGAACTCGCGAAACGTGGCGTCACGGTCGGCCCATAGACGCAGGTCTTTCAGTTCCTTTACGGCGTTGGCGACGTCGTCGATCGTGTCCAGCGTCGTATCGCCCGACTTTTCGGCAATGTCGCATAGGGCGTTTTCATCGTCATAATCGCCGTTCTCGACTTCGTCCAAAATGTTCAGCAGCACGCCCGCGAAATCAGCGTCGCGCCCATTGAACCGGCGCATATCCTCCAGCCATTCGCGGGCGTCGATCGGCTTCCGCACGCGGCGGGGTGTCTGGGCCGGCGGGGGCGGCGCGGGTCGGGACAGGGCGTTAAAATTCATAGTCGTTTCCCCTTGGTTCGCTGGGTCGATCAGCGTTGAACCAGATACATCGTATTGCCGTGGCGGTCGACTGTCACGTACCCAGTTTCGCGCCAGCCATAGTACGACGCGTTCGGCAATTTGCTTTCCAACAGCCAGCAACGGCCGTGCGGGACGCGCTGACCTTGATCGGTACGCAAGGCCCCGTCGTCAAAGCAATCGCCCGGCCCGATACATTCGGCCATGCCGTACGCAAGGGTCGGTTCGGCGACAAACGGGTTCCAGTCGGCCAGCCCTTCGCACCAATCGGCTATCGTCAATTTGCCCATGGCCGTTCCTTTCAGGCCCAGCGGCCCGTCGTGCTGGCGGTTCCCCAGCCGGGCGTCATGGGCGCGTCGACATAGTACACGTATTCGGCCAATCGTTCGACAGCCTTTCGCAACAGCGCCAGCCGTTCGTTATTGCCCGCTATGTTCGCTTCATGCCGTGCTATCTGTTCGTCGAGCGCGCGGCCGATAAAGTTTTCGCCGTTACCGCTGAACCGCAAGCGATGGCTGACCTTTTTCGTCCGCTTCACGGCTTCGCGCAGGCCAGCGTTCGACATTTCCCCTTCGGCGATATCCTTGCGGATCGACTGCCGGGCGAGCGCCACGATATCGACGTTCTCGACGCCCCGCTGGATTGCTTCGACGACCGCTTTGTCGAACGCCGCGACAATGATCGACACGACCGGCCCTAGATCGTCGCGCGGCTTCGTGTCGGCGTCGCCCAGTGCGTCGTAACGGGCGCGCTTCGCCGGGTCGTACAGGACCATGTACGCGCGGTTGACGTCTGCGAAGGCGTCGGCGTTCCCGCCTGCGTCCGGGTGCGTACGTGCTGCCGCCTTGCGATAGGCGCGCTTGATTTCGTCGGGCTGGGCGTCGCGGTCGAGCCCCAGCGTTTCGTACAGGTCCATTACGGGTGATCCTCCCCAACGGCCCAGCGCGCCCCGCACGAACATGCCATTTCGTCGCCTTCACGGCGCAAGATATGGCGGGAACGGGTCGACGCGTTGAACCGGGCGATCGACTGGGCGCGTTCGACCCGGCGGCGTTGGCCGGCTGGCGTAATCGCCTTGCGCTCGCGAAACGGGCTCATGCGGCAAAGAACACAACGGTTAGGACGACAGCCGCGATCGTCGCGCCCCAGCACAAGCGACGCGCCCGTTCCCGATCGTAGGGCTTCGCGTCGACTGTCTCGACGAACATCAGCAACGCGGCGACCAGCGCGAAGGCGGCCAATGCGCCGACGACGTACAGCGCCCAGCCCATGACGAAAATCGTCGCCACGACAGCGCCGGCAGCAAGGCCGCCAACCAACAGCCCGGCGTACGTGGAAATTGCTCGAACCATGTCTTTTCCCCTTAGAACGAATCGAACTCGAAACGGCAATCGTCCAGCCAACGCTTACGGCCGAACAGTCCCGCAATGGGCCAAATGGCAATAAAGATTAACGTCGGCATGGTCGGTCGCCTTTCCTTAATTCCGAACGAATACGGGCTGTTGACCGTGACGTCAACACTTTTGATATAACCCGAATTGGCAGTATTGACGACGCGGTCAATAGGGCAGAAAATGGCGGTATTCCGGGGCATTCCGTACCCGGGGCAAAGGAACCGACCATGACCGACCATCAAATCGACAAGCTGATCGACCAAGCCGCCAAGTCGAACAAGCCGATCGCCCGTGTCGTGACGCTGAACGCCGCCCTTGCTGACGAACTGTTGAGCCGGGCCGCGCCGAACCGCGACGTTCGCCCGAGCCGCGTCGCCAAATACCGTACGGACATGGAAGGCGGGCACTGGGTATTGAACGGCGAACCGATCATTGTGTCGAGCGACGGGAAGCTGATCGACGGCCAGCACCGTTGTCTAGCCATTCGCGACACGACGGCCAGCGTCGACGTGTTGCTGGTTCTGGGCGTCCAGCCGGCCGCTATGGCGACCATGGGGCAGGGCGTGCCGCGTACGGCTGGCGACTATCTGGGGATCGAAGGCGAGCCCAACGCCCGGACCTGCGCCAATATCGCCCGGCTCATGCTGGCGTACAGGCGGAACGACGGCGAAGCCCTGCGCGACACGGCCAAGCCCACGAACGCGGAAGTTCTGGAATTTTACCACGACCATAGGGACGACATTCAGCGATCGGCCGCGCTGGCCCTAGCGCACAAGGAAAGCGTTCAGTCGCTGGTCGCCCCGGGCGTGCTGGGCTTCTGCCATGCCGTGCTTGAAGCGATCGACCAGACGGCCGCCGACG